GCATCCGGTTGTAATCGCGGATAGCCTGTTCGCGCTCTTTAGCGATCTGCGAACTTGAATAGTGATAGGCGGAGTCGTGCTCAGCTTCTAGGAAGCGCAGCAGCTCGTCATCGTCCATCTTCTTCATGCGGTTCGCCTGTTTTGGTAGTTCAAAGGTGCCTGCTTCATCATCGGCGGCTGATGAGCCACGCACATCAAGCCAAAGGCGTCTGCCCCGTGGCTTGCCCAATCGTGTTCAGGGCCGAGGCCAATCCCGCGCTTCTCGTCCCGCTTCTCGTGATACCAGCCAAGGGCATCTAGTCCAGGCTGGCACTTTTCCTCGTTGAACCACATGCTTGGGAAAAGCCTGCGGGCTTCCTCAATGCGAGCCATCGCAGCGCCCTTGCCTTGGTTCGGAATCACCGTGACCGCAAAGCCAGCATCACGCAGAGCACTTGCATAGCTCACGTCGTGAACCTTGTCTTGCGTGTCGCCGTCGTGAGGAAGCCAGACACCGGCCTTCTCGTACCCGCTGGCCCGTAGCCAGTTGATGTGAGTCGCCAACGGCTGGCCAACAGCTTCGTAGTAGTCCAGCACTCGAATCTCGCGCCCGATGAATTGGGCTATCCAGATAGCCACAGCATCAGCTTTTGCGCCAGTCCCGCCGATGTCAAAGAACGCGCGCAGCGTCATCAACGGGTCAGCGGCCACCTTGCCAATCCGGCCCTCTGCCCTCGCTGCCGTGATGCCGGAAGCGAAGTAAGCGCCGGATATGACGCTGATGTAGTCGCCTTCCCAGATATGCCGGTACTGGTCTGGCCGCTCCGCCAGGTCACGCAGCCGTTCGCGCTCCAACTTCTCCGGGAACTTCGGGTTGTCTTTCCAGTTGCATTGCACAACCTTGATGAGCTGATCACTCGAATGCCTGAATCGGCCCTCAACTGCGGCCGTCTTGCGCTTCGGGTTCCATGTCACCCACAGCTCGGCATTCCAGTCTTCTCCTTCCTCGCGCAGAGTGGGGATTACAACGTTCCATGCCTCATCAGTGACTGGCTCAGCCTCATCAACCCACAAGATGAGGATGCGCCCCTTCGACTTGATGGACGCAATGCTTCGGTCAAGGCCGACGAACGTGAACCAAATGCGCCCGTCTTTGCTCTTGATGTACTTGTCACCAACCTCGTAGTAATCCGCGAGGAATGGCTCGTCCTCAATCGCCCGCTTGCATTCCTCTAGTGAGGAATCCTCTAGCGAGTTCATGAACTGCCGGCCGCAGACTAGCTGCCCAGTCACGCCAGACATGCCGTACATGTACCCGCGCACGGCAATCATCTTGGCGAATGAGCGAGTCTTTGCAGACCCTCGCCCACCATAGGCGCCGCGAACGTCTGCGCGCCCAGCAAATACAGGCCGCAGAACCTTCGGGAGCTTAATCCTCGCTGTCGAGGTCAACTAGCTCGATCCTGTGGACAACTGGCGCGTCCGGATCGCCTTGATGCACAACCTTGTCGCCATACAGCTTCGGCAGCATCTTGGAAAGCATCCACTTGCGCGAATCCATCCGAAGCTTTGACCTGGCAACCCGCTCTGTATCAGTGCGCTCGTTGCCGTCGTCGTCTACCCAGGTATCGCCCCTGCTGTCATCGCTGATCTCGATGATCTCGTCAGCCAAGAGTTGGTAGCCGATCTCACGCGCGCGGGTGTATTGGTCGGAAAAGGCTTTGTTGTCCTTCACCCACCCCAAGATCACGGAATGCGTTGTGCCGGCTCGCTCTGCCGCTTTGCGCAGACTCAAGCCCTCTGCAAGCAGCTCGCACACCTGATCGGCTATTGCTTGGCTGTACATCGTCTAACCAGTCCGTTTCCGGGTCGCTGGCTCCAATGAAAAAAGCCACCGCATGGGTGGCTGTGTGCGTTCGCCGGGGGCAGTTATCCCCTTGTGGCGGTCCGGGCGCGTCTTCGCTATCGGTATGGGCCGGATACTAGCTCATGTGGTGAGCTAGTGCAAGCTCATTGCGTGAGCTAGTGCGCTTCTGCAACAGATCGCGGCCCTGGTGCAGCAGCTCGGCCAGTCCGTGAGTGCTGCACTTGATGTACTTCGCGGCTTTTGCCGGAGACCCGCCATAGACATAGAACCACCTCAGCGCCTCGCGTGGGTCGTTGTCGATCTTTGCAACTGCCCGCTCGATCAGTAGCCCATCAACCTGATCTGCCGGTATTGACACGCTTAGCTCAGCCCATTGCTCAGAGCTTCGGTACTGGCTAAACATCGGGTGAGTGCGGGATAGTTGATAAGTCCTGACGCACCGCGCCCAATTGACTAGACGGCCGTCAATGGCGCGGTGCTCTGGCTTGATGTAGCTGAAGTCTGGCGGTGCTTTGCTCATTCATTCCCTTTCATCATTCGCGCCACTCGCCGGGCGCCTTCAACATCGGTCACAGTTGCCACAGGGCCGCCTTTCCATGTGCTCATGAACTTGACCTGCGCCGGGGTGTGCTTTCTGGCGCTTGGCGGCTTTGATCCGTCTTTGCATTCAACAAGCATGGTCATCAAATTGATGCCCACCATCAAATCCACCGGCTGGCGAAGGTCGTACACGCTGCAGCCCTCAGCGATGAAGGCTTCGACAATGGCGGTTTTGTTAGCGTCAGTGCGCGCGGCGTAGCGGTTGATGCTCACGGCCGCCCAGCCCACAAAGGGCAGTCATCGTGCGGAACAAGCCATCCAGCATCGCTAGCTCGGTGCAAATCTTCACCGACTGCCATGCAGACCGGAACGAGGCCAAATTCTTTGGCGCCAAGAAACTTGCAGTGAGCGCCCGTCAGTGCATCGGCGCAGCACGTGGGCTCGCCGCTTGGGTTCCTGAACACACGGAATGTGATGGTTCTGGTTTCTGTCATTCGATCACCTCGGCTTTCTCATGAACGGCACAGCCCAATCATCTTTTCCACGGCAGCGCGGATCGCGGGCCACTCGGTCGGATCAATGGCGATCTTCCCGTAATCGCCAAGATGCTGGGAAATCACGACGAACTCACCGCCTGACTCGTCGTCTATTTCAACGGTTGTCGCCAGCTCGCTAAAGATCGGCTCGCCCTTTGGGGCAATGACAAGGCGCGTCATGCGTTCCTCGAATTTGTCGGTGTTCATGGTTTGCCCTTGTGCATTGCTGAAAGTCTGCTGATGTTGTCTAAAGCACGTTATGCCTCAACAGCCCCGTCCATCGTGAAGCGGCGGCGTTCCTGCAGGCCCTTGTTCAGCTCGCCGAGCATCCCCTGCGCCCAGATGCGCCCGCCGCCGCTGGAGTAGTAGGCGGCGGCCTTGTTCGCCGCATCCAGCAGCACGCGCCCGCCGCGCTCATGCAGGCGCTTCACAAACCGCTGGTCAGCCAGGCCGCTGCCGCACTTGTCGTTCAACACCCACAAGCCCTCAAGCACCCGTTCGGCAACTGGCATGTTGTCCTGGGCGCAAAGCGCCGCGCCAAGCCGCAGAACTTTCACGAAAGTTTCGCGGTCGTCGGCCGCCCGCTTCAAGCACCAGCCAACACACTTCAGTTCGCCGGCCTTGCCGGCCGTTGGCCGGATCTGAAGGCCCAGCGTCTCCACGGTCTGCTGCACAAAGCCCGCCACTTCGTCGCCGGCCGTGACCATTGCTTTCTGCTTCGCCACTGCCGTGACAGGCTTGCGCATGGTCTGGATGGTCAGGAACCCCCGCGCTTCTTGCTTCACGTCGGTGGTCTTGAACACCACGCAGGGCAAGTGCGTGATGTCGCTGCGCCGCTTCGCGGCAGCGGCGCGGTGCTGGCCATCGATCACCCAGAACTCGCCGCCGCGTTCTCCCACCACCAGGGCGCCCAGCGCAACCCAGGACCATGCGGCAGAGATTTCAGAAACTTTCTGCGGCACCAGGTCGCGCTGGTAGGCCGGGTGAATCTGCAGCATGTCCTTGTGCAGCAGTCGCATCTCTCCCGGCGCGTCCTGCACGGACCAGCCGTATCGCTTCACCTTGTCAACGCCTTTGGCGGTGTGTGTCGTCAGTTCCATGCTTTCTCCTTAAACGCCACGCTCTGCGCGGCTACCAAAATCCAGACGCTCACGCCGGGTACAGCGTCAGCTTGTGGCGTGCGCCGTGGCGTCACGCTTCGGAAACAGGCATAACCATTCGCTCAACCGGACCCATTGCGGCAAGCCGCAACGGTCCGGTTAGCTCAAACGTTGTACGTCACAGGTCCATCGCCTGTTGTTCGGCAACAGGGGTTTGTTCCAGCGGCAGCAAAGAGCCTTGCGCTTGGGCGCGGCTGATGCGCTCGCAGGCAATGTCGAAGTACCGGCGCTCTACCTCAATGCCGACGAAGCGCCGGCCCAACTGTTCGCACGCAACCCCTGTAGTGCCCGATCCCATGAACGGGTCCAGCACCACGCCACCGGCCGGCGTCGTCTTCTCCACCAAGCGTTTCATCAGCCCCACGGGTTTCTGTGCCAGGTGCTCGCGGTTGCCTATGGGCTCGCTGCGGTGCTCGATCACGTCGCCGTCGCCGGTCGGCACATTTGGCGAGTTCTCAGCCTCACAGAACAGAATCAACTCGTGCTGGTGGCGCCAGGCGTAGCCGTTGATGCTGGTTTTCTTGTCCCATATCAGCGGGCGCAGCTTGCGAAAGTGGCTGTAGGCCGTGGCGTAGAACACCGGGTAGCTCTGCCCGTCGCAGAACACGTAGGCCGTCCCCGTGGCCTTCAGGCAGCGGCTCGCAGCCTTGAAGAAGTCCGCGAAGTAGTGGTTCAGTATCGACAGGTCGCCAATGCTGCGCGCGCTCCCAGACCTTACGCTGTAGTGCGCAGCCGGCAGGAAATAAGGCGGGTCCGTCGCCAGTGTGTCCACGGGCGCAAGCTCAGCCATCACTTCCAGCGCGTCCCCGTGCCACAGTTCCGCGTTCCCGATCACTACTTTCTCAGCCATTCAAAACCCTTTCAGCAGCGGCGCGTGTGCCGTACAACACGCCAATCAACCGGACCTTGCCCGGCGTACCGGTCAAGGCCGGTTATTGGCAACGTTGGGCGTCAGTAGCTCACCGTCGCCCATTGCTCATCGGTCGGCTGTTCCTTCTGCTTCCAGATTGCGAACGAATGCGGGTCATCCGGGTGGCGCGGGTCCATGTGCTTGTAGCCGGGTTCGCACTGGCTGCAATCACCGGCGCACGGCGCAAGGTCGGCAGCCTCGCAACCGCAGTCGCCCATAGGTGCCACAAGCCCGCCGAAGCCGTTTGCGGTCAAGTGCGCCTTCACAATCTCAATCACTGTTGCCATCATCAATCCTTTAGTTTTCTGATGCAGCCCAACTACCGTTCGAGCTGACCCACGCCGGCAAGCCGGCGCGGTCAGCACAACTAGACGTTAGCCATCACTAGCCACGAGCCGTAGCACGCTCCCAAATGTTGTCCAGCGTCTCAACCTGCTTCGCGCTGGGCCGGCGACCATCGGCAATCTGCCGCTGCAACGAATCCACGAAGCCACATTCCCAGTCGGTCAACTTCTCGCTTCGCTTCTCGCAGTCGTCCAACATCGTCACGTACTCGTCGGCCCAGGTTGTCATGGCGTCCTCAGAAGGTGGTGGGTTGCGCAATGCCGCGAATAACGGCCATGAAGCCGCGCTGAATGTCGGTGGCACCAATGCTCACCCAGCGCTGGTCCAGCGTCGGCAGTTGGCCGGGCTCGGTGGGCGCGTTGTGGCCCATCGGGTGTGCGCTCGGGTGCGTGCGCAGTTTGGCAATGTAGGTGCCGCAGGCTTCGGCCAGCGCTTTGCCCTCGTTCATCAGTGCCACTTCGGCTTCGCTCAGTTGCCGGTAGCCCGTGACCTTCGGTTGAATCATCGTTTCCATGTCGTTCCTAGTTGCGTGCCAGCGTTGGTGCGGGTGCTGGCTAACCCGTCGCTCAAGCGGATAGCCGCCGGAGTACCGGCGTCTACCGCTTAGCTCCCACGTTAGGCGCCAGGAATCGTTACGTCGCGGCGGCACATGCTCTTGCCGCACGGGTAGCTCTCGCTCCACTCCGTGCGCGTCTGCCCGCTGTCGCAGCGCACAAAATAGCGGCGCCCGGCATCATTAAATCGGTACACGGTGCAGCCGTCTTTTGTGAACAGCGTTTCAACCTCAATCGCGGCGTTGTCGGTGGGCCGTATCTCAACCGCGCGCTCGCCGCAGCCGGCCAGCGCCATCAACAGGCATGCAATCATTGTCTTGTTCATCGTCCTTCTCGCTTCGGCACCACTGGCGCCTAACCATTCGCTGAACCGGAAAACCCCGGCAGGCCGCGCCGCAGCGCTTCTCAATTCGGTAGCTGCCGGGTTTTCCGGTTAGCTCAAACGTTAGGCCTCACTGCGGGCGCTCAATGCCGGCCAATTTGTCGGCAGCGGCCAACATGCCCATTGCGCGCCCGTCGTGAACGCGCGCAGCGTCACGCATATCGTCTGCCGTCTTTTTGAGTTCCGCCGCTTGACTGCGGAGGTCGTTCTCAATGTCCTGCAGTTCGTCCCACACACCATCGTCGTCCATCGCCATCCCCTCAATCGCCAGGCTGTGCCAGGCTCAAAATACACACGCCCATTGCTTCGCAATCGGCTTCCAGTTTTCTCAGCTTGGCCACGCGCCGGAATGAGGCCTAACCAGTCAGTCGAGCTGACCCACTCCGGCGTGAGTCGTCCGGGATTTCCGGACAACTCGGCGCGCGCCTACGTGGTCGCCTCACCATTGACGTTAGGCCCCGCAACTCGGCGCCCGCTTGTTCCATTCGTCAAGCGCCAGGCGGGTTGCCTTGCACTCCCAATCAAGCCGCGTGCCGTCGCCGGCAGTCTGAATGCGAACGTCGCCAGCTTGCGCGCCGCAGCCTTGGCACTGCGCCAGCCGCCATCGAAAAGTCGAGCCGTCAACAACCTGTACATCCGTGCCGCCGCAGAACGGGCAGGGCCTAACAGTTCGCTGAACCGGACCTTCGTCGGCGGTCGGCTTCTTCTCGTTCAGTTCAGGCATGTAGCGCCTCCTTGTCCGGTTAGCTCAAACGTTGGGCCGCAAAGCGCGACCGCCGCGCACCTCACCGGCCCATTCCTCGGGCGTCTTGATGTCGTCGCCGTAGTCGAGAATGTGCGGCTCGTTGTCGCGCTCGCCCAGCAGCGCACGCGCGCACTCGGCCTCATAGGCCACGCGGTTCCACAACTCGCCGCGCGCAATCGTGATGCCCCCGCAGTTGCCAACCAGGCCGCGCCACGGCTCAATGCGCACCAGTAGCGCGGTCCAGTTGCGTTGTCCGTTGCTCTCCGGGAAGCTGGTCACGCGCACAGTCAGGCGCGGCTGCACCGTGGCGTGCGGCCCAACCCCTCGCTCAACCTGAGCCCCAACAGCAGGCACCATGGTCGCGCTTCGGTCAATCTTGCTCATGCTGTTGGGTCAAGGTTAGCTCGAACGTTCGGCCTCACGAGGCTTGCGCGATCTTGTGCGCGCCGGGCTTCTTCAGTTCCGCGTGAAACGCATCAACCAAGCGCAGAGGGTTATCACCAGGTCGCGCCCACAGCTTCACTCCGTTGAAACCAGCTTCGCAGCGCACACCCACGCGGCCTGCAAGCTGACACAGCTCGACCGCAACGTCTTTGATGTCGCTGCCAGCAAAGGGCTCCACTTGCAAAACAAAGGTCTTCAGCATTTCCATGTTGTCCTCGCTTCGGCACCAGGCCGAACTGGTC